GCAGTGATAGAATTTTAAGTACCCACCTATGCCACGTTCACCTTCGCGGTTCTTGGCAATGTTGTATTGAAGTTCTGTGTATGGCCCCTTGTCATCGTGATTCTTTGCTCCCTCGATATCACCATTCTTTGGCCACAATAGCAAGACAATATCTGCATCATTCTCAATATCTCCCGAGTCCTTGAGGTCATAGATACTTAGACCGGTTTCGCGTTTGGCTCCATCTCTGTTTACTTGTGACAGCAATAAGATACTTACATTTAATTCAAGGGCTATCTGTTTTATCTTGTGAGATATATCTGCAATACCTTCGGTCTTACTCCCAGCCTTTGACGACCACGGAACTAGCTGTAAGTAATCAATTACTATTAGCTTAATCCCGTACTTGCGGACTAGGTTTCTTGCCTTAGAAGCTAGGTCATTTGGGTTCTTTACTGTGTGTATTGTATACAGCGGCATTTCAGAGATCGTATCCAAGGCTTTGTTGACTCGGGCTAACTTATCTGTGTGCATTACCTTATCCTGTATCTGCTTCAAATTAGCCCCTGCAAGGGCTTGTGTCATCCTCTTGAGTATTTGCTTACGAGGCATCTCCAAAGAGAATATAAGGGTAGGTGTAGCGTCATTGTGTGCAGCCTGTAGGGCTATGTACAACGCAAGCGCGGACTTGCCGCAAGATGTAGGCGCGGACAAGGTAAGAACCTCTCCTACTCCTATGCCTCCACTGCCTAACATTGAGTCCAACTGTGGCAAATGAGTCTTTACTACATCAGTAACGTACTCACCTGACATCATCTTCACAAAGTCATCCTTTAACTCAATGGCTGTGGACTTAACGGAAAGATCCTCGACCTCTGGAGCTATCGTCCCCAGAGATGAGTCCACCTTGGACTTGATGTCCTCGGAGTTTACAGTCTCGTTTGACGCATCTTCCGCAGCATTTAAAAATGTTCTTCTTAGTTTTCGTAATTTAGATTTCTCTCGGACAATATCTGTATAGTAACTTACCTGCACACTGGTAGCTGCCTTATCTAGGATTTCCATAATGCCTACGGCACCATCGACCTCATCAAGGCAATCAATTGACTTAACGTACTCCATAATGGATACGCTGTCTATTGGGGTAGAGCTTTGGCTCAAGTGGCTTATCGCCTGGAAGATTAGCTTATGCTTGTAGTAATAGAAATCCTCTGCTGAAATATCTTTAAGTGCATCAAAGACATTTGAGGTTTCATCTACGCAACAGCACGCTAATAATTTTTCTTCGGCTTCTTTACTGTTCGGTTCGACTGAGTCTATCATTCTCTTCTTTGAGTTGCTCAGTCAAAACATTGAGGCACTGTCCTAAAAATCTAAATCGATCTGTACTATCTCGGTCTATTTCTCTCATATTTATATTGTTATATGCGTTAAGGGATACTTCGGTTGCTTCTTGGATTGTGTTTAACATTGTTTTCTTACTGATGGTTAATGATTGATAGACTCTCCTCGTCGAGGGAAGAGGAGAATCATATCATACATAGCCTAATTATCTACTGTGTTTTTTTCTCTTTCGAGCATCCCTATGGCTATCAACGAGTAACCAATCAGATCTCGAAAAATATCACGAGTGGTGTCTCCGTGATCATTCACGGAAAGTTTACCATCTCGGCAAAATGCCTTCAGCCTTTGGAACTTATCAGCCATACGAACACTGAGGCCAACCAATGGTTGTACCCCGAAGTCCTCGCTGCCATCAAAGTTCGCGAAAGGATTTCCGCATTCTTCTCCTCCTGTGTAGTCAGAGTTTTTGTTACCAGTAAGGCGCAAGATTTCTTCTACTTCACCGTGGCGGAACTCTTCCCACCAAGCTTTGTCGTAGTAAGCAAAATCCTCCTCGTTAGTAACTTGTGTGGGGCAAGGTTGCATCAAAAGGGATCCGTGTCGTTAGCGTCAACTTGTGAGGGAGCCTTAGGTGCAGCTGCTGACTTAGCGTCAACTGCTAAAGAGAGGAAAGCGGTACCCTTTTTGGATTCCTTCTTCCATCCCTTGATGTAGAACTCTTTACCTTCGATCTCAATGTTGCCACGATAATCTGGGTGCGAGTCCTTTTCTTTGCGGTCATTCTTAAACAGAACTCCGCGGTTATTATTGTCGTATTCCATACTAAATTTTTTCTACTGGTGTTACTTCATTTCCTGTAAGCCATTTTAAAATGTTGTCCTTTACAAAAACTATTCTGCCTCTTCCGTTTTCCTTAATTGATGGAACGCGAGAGTAAGGTATTCGATTTCTTGCAGTAAGGTTATCAACAGTGCGAATGTGTACACCCAAAAAGTCAGCGACTTCTTGGCGATTCATTATAGGTTTGCTCATTGTTATTGTACTCATACTAAAAATCTAAATCTTCTGATTTGTTTTTGCCGTGATCATTTGTTGCATCCGGATCTTTTGTATCATCAATACAGAACAATCCGTTCAACGCGTACTTGCGAGCATAAGAACTAGCGGAGCCAGTTATCTGTGCATCGTCCATACCTTTTTTGTTCTCGGACTCACGAGCAAATGCTTGGACACCTGCAACAGCTTCGCCGCTTTCTGATTCCCATAGACTTGCTATGGCCTTTACATAAACTCGACCACCAATCTCTTCTACTTCGTCACTGATAGTAAGAGTAGCACCGTGTTTATTCAATAGAGGTTTAGCTGCCTCTAGTATGTCTTCGGCTGACCTGTAAGAGTACCCGCCGAATTTGTTTTTCTGATTCTTTGGAGCTTTGAGTTCTCCCTGAATCTTTTGTAGTATTAATTTGTTCATAATATATTTTTAATAAATGTCTAAATGCTTTTGTCCTTCCTTTTATATTGTCATAACTGCTTACCTCTGAATCACTTGCGCCTAATTCTTTTAGTAAACAAACCTGACTGTCCTTGAGTAAATTGTTTTTAAACCGACTTGTCAACTGATTTAATCCTACTGGATGTAAAATTCTCGTGGGCTTGCGGCGTAAATACTTAGCTATATTTTCTAATACATTCGGCAAGTCCTGGGGCTGACCCTTGCACATAGTTGTAAATATATTTTCAATCTTTCCTATTAATGTATTGGACTGCCTGCTTATGACACCGCGTACCTCTCCCGTTCTGTGATCGTGATCGACAACAGTATCCTTAGTTTCCGTTTCTAAAATCGGACACTTACTTGGTGCGTTTTTTTCTCGCCAACTTTTTAGATGACTTGCGCTTAGATAGCTCACTTGCTTTCTTTGTTAATAGTTTTATTGTTCTCATCTTTTTTATTCTTTCTGAAAATACTATCGTAGTTTTCTGCATACAACTTTTGGTTGTATCCTTTCTTTGGCTGCATTCCCTTTCCCATATTAAATAACTCTATTTATTAATGTATAAAATGCTTTAGCCGCAGTCTGTGGGACTACTCCATTTCCGAGAAGTCGAAGTCTGTCCACCCTACTGGAAGACCCATCAGTTGCTCTACCCAGTCTGGATTCAGCTTCAATGACACGGGGTTCTTCCCATTCGTGTTGCTCTTCATTAGGTCTTGCTGGGTATTTTGTACGCTGTTGCATAACATCTTTTGTCCGTTCGGCCCCGCTGGTTTTATTCCGTCCGATGCTTGCGGTGTCGGAAAGTTGTGCTTGCCTCTGTCCGTCAATGCCGCTCGACTGTCTTGTTCCTTCGGAGTTCCCCAGTTCTTCGGATTTACTACTTCCTCTCGGAGGTTCTTGCAACCACCCTTCTTCTTTGCTTCCGCTAACTTTTCGGGACTCCTTGCTGGTAGGTTGTCCATTGTTGATGGAGTTGCCCAATTCTTCTCGTGGTGTATTACTGCATCCCTCAGTTTCGCTCCGTACTTCGTTCCGTTCTCCCTCGTTGCCGAGAATCCCTTCTCGTTCATCTCTACATTCTTCGCTACTCCTCCCTCTACGCAGCCCGCTACACTCGCTGTTGGCCAATTCTTTGCTACCGACTTCGTCAGTCCACCCTGCTTGCTGTTTATTTCCGACATCAAACTTTTGTTCGCATCGTTTGCTGCTGGAGTACCCCAAAATGTAAACCCTTTTTCGTTGATGTGGGAAGCCGACTTCACTCGCTGAGAATATTCCTGCCGTTGCTCTGTAACCCATTTCTTCCAATGTTCTGAGGACATATTGGAGAACTGGTTCTCCGTCTTGGGTCTTGCAGCTAAGGATTCCTTCGACATTTTCGAGGAAAACAATTCTAGGTTGGCACTCTCTGATTCCTTCTGCGATAAAGGGGAACAAGTGTCTTGGGTCTTCCGTAGCTTTTCTAACTCCGGCTTGACTAAACGGCTGGCAGGGAAATCCTCCACTGATGATGTCCACCAATCCTCGAAACTTTCTGTAAGGGAAGGTTTTAAGGTTCGTGTAAACAGGTGCTTGATGAAGCTGCCCCGTTTCAATCTTGTTGACCAAGTTCGCGACAGCGAAGGCTTCGATCTCCACATAAGCGATTTCTCGCACATTTGGCAGAACTCCCCTGAGTCCAGCTCCGATTCCCTCGTAGCCTGTGCATAGACTGAGGTGGTTGATTGTATTTGTTTTGGTAGTATCCACATTATTTCTTTCTATTTCTTCATTCGTTTATTCCAATACAACTTAGCAGTGTATTTAAAGTTAGCTATGCCCTTCTTCATATCCTCTGTACTCCATTCCTTGTGGTAATGTTTCTTAGTATCGCAATCAATAATCACTGATATACATTTGGGTAAGTAAGAAAGGTTCGTTGCCTTCATCATCATATAGGATTCAATAGCAAGCTGCTCGCAGTCCTTTGGGTAAACTTTGGCACGGCCTTTTGTATTAGTCCTGCATTTATAATCAGCTAGGAACAGCTTGTCATCCGCGTCGTAACCTAGGAAGTCAACTGATCCCGCGGTCTTTATCGTGTTTGATGATATTAAATACTCGCAAGCAAATGGCTTAGTTCCGCTCTCGTCTATCCAATCAATAAAAGGTTCAGCCCACTCGTCGTAAGGATCATCTCCAGCAGCTCCCTCTCCCATTAACTCAAGGACTTTGTTTTCTATGCACTTGTGTACCGCTGTACCAAACTCAGCCGAGCCAATGGTATCTCCTGTCACTGGCTGCTCCCTCGTCCCGTAGACGAGCGTTTCTATGTCTCTCCAGAATAGATTAGGAAATTCGCGTGCTAATTCTACGAGCTTGCTCGGTCTATAAATTGAATCAATAAAGTCATCTTTAACTATTGATAAAATAGTTGTCACACTGGGGTATACTTTGCTGCTCTTCTTTCTTGCCTGCGTGGGCGTTGTTACTTCTTTTTCAAATAAGGGATAGTCTTGAGAGCAGTCATAAAAATGGGCCATACCAATAGATATGACCCAAGCTATAAAATGTAAAGAATTATTTTTATAAATCTTCCTCGTTAATATCTTCAATCTTTTTAGCGGACTTTACTCGGTCTAATAAAGCATTAGTGCTTTTTAAATCCACAGATATATCCGTCAACGTTTCAATCCAATATTCTTTGCCGCCGTTTTTAGCATCACTTGTTAATGATTGAGTTGCTTCAATGGCTATGCCTTGCAATCGTTCAACGCTGTACGTCAATGATTCTATCAAAGCCACACGTTCGCTTTCGCTGTTTAGTGAGAAGTTAATCATAATTTTATTCCTTGCTTTCTTTGTAAGCGGCACTCGGATCAATATCGACCTGCCCTTCTTGCTCTAGAATTACTTGCATTGATCCGTCCCAGTATTCGCAGTCGACTGCGTCCTCGTAACAGTAAATGTCGGCGGCAATGTCTTTTGCTTCGTCTTCATTATCGGCTTGTACTTCGACCTCGAAAGTCACTAGCTCCCTCCACTGGACTGTGTAAATATTTGATTCTTTATAAGCTCCGTTTGACATTATCTTGCACCCTCCATTTTTAATTCAAGTTGAGCCACATCTTCCACGGCTATTTCCTGCATTCTATTGCACCAGTCCTGGTGAGTAAATGCTTCTTTCATTACCTTATGGTATTCTTCAACAGTTAAGCCAGCATCTGCTGCACGGGCTTCGTCTGTGTATTGGCACGGCTTTTTGCTATCTTGGCAGTGCTTTTTGCTGGTTATTAAAGACGGTAGCAAGCCGTCTACTATTTCTCTAATATGCTTCATATTTTTTTTTATATATTTATATTTATTAAATGCAAGGCTTTATCCGGCTATATAATAGCAAAGACAATTACCATTATTAAAAGACCTGACATTGCAGCGACGGCCACCACCACGGCATCAAAAAAGGTTTCACTACCTCCCTTTACTAAGCTTTCTATATTTTTTTCTTTCATATTTATTTTATTTAGTTTTAGAGTATTTAATCCCATTAAATTCTCGTATTGTTCTTTATTCAAATTTGCATTGCGGTAAATGGTTTCACCGCTTTGCTTGCATACTGTTAATGTATATCTCATATTTATT